AAATAGGTCGCATTTTTCTATATTCTCGAACAAGTATACGTTCTTCTGTCGTTTTTGTGTTTACACACGGCTCTAAAGGGCATTCACATAAATAACACTCTTTTGTCCACTTAAGATTCATTTAAAAGTAAAAGGTTTTATCTTTTATATTACTCACCTAAAGTGAAGCTATACGTTCTTTTAAGTTTTATAAAGAACCACATCTTTTACTAACCTAAGTTATTTTATTTTTAGTATAAATTAAGATGTCGCAATACTTTCTACCGACCGTGATTCAAACGAATTTTAGTGATACTAAAAATGTACTCACTAAAAAACATCAATCGAATATTCAAAGTTACGATGATTGTTTACGTGTATCTAAAACTTTAAAAACAAGTAAAAAAACACCAGAGGAAATGGCGATAATTCTCGATAAAATGAGGAAAAAGAAACTTGAATGTAAAAAAACAAGACCGATACAGGTTTTAGATTCTGTACCTAAACAGGACGTTTCTGAATCCCGTAATATATGTAAAGCATTTACATTATCAGGAAAAAAATGTACATTCAAAGCTGTTTGTGGGGATTACTGCAAAAAACATAGAATAGACAATCAAGTGTTAGGAACTAGACCAAAAATAAATATTTCCTTATTATAAAAAAATGTTAGATCAAGAAACACTCAGACCTGTCATAATAGCCATGGCACTTTATCTTGCAATTTCAAAAATCGTACCAGAACTTCTTAAGAAACCAACCAATATTAAATTTATCGATGATATCGTCGCCATGCTCATTGCCCAGAGAGGTTCACTCATGTCCGGTGCCATCCTTACCGGTGTTATCACTTTCCTTACTAATTACATTGGTGATGAATTCTTGTAATACATTTTCTTTACACGTCAACATGTGAGTCCTCGGATGTTCCATGTACCTTATTTTTTTGGTATATGCATCTTCCATAAACTCACGTAATTGTTTTTCATTTGGTTTTCCCCATTCCATACCCGCCTTAAATAGAAAATCATCTTTTACCAAATACTGAAGACCACACTCAATTAAGTATGGTGTTTTTATGTATTCGGGTGCACCACCATAATCCGTTATAATGACGGGTTTATTCCTCAGAGCGGCTTCCACTGCACCCATACCTATACCTTCTGAACTCGAAAAACTTACATAACAGTCACCCAGTGCATGTATTTTTTCCATTTCTTCGTCGGGGATAAGACCATTTATAACTTCGACGTTTGGTATTTTTATTTGAATTGGTTGTTTACACGTCGCTTTTATCAGAAGTCTTGAATCTGGTTTATTCATACGAACAAACGTTTCAATAATTTTATTAAAATTTTTCCTTGGATCGGTTATATTTCCAATGTGATAAAATGTGTATGGTTTATTATCCGGAACGTGTGCGTGTATAATATAAAAGTTTGTTTCGGGAAACTGTCGTTTAAATACACGACGACAAAATTCACTTGGTACAGCGATTCTATCAAAAAGTTTAAACAGTTTACCGTAATCTTCGTGTACAGTTTCAGTTTCACATATAGTCATACACGTCACGTGTTTGATTTTACGTTTAATTTCGGGTATTTTATCTAACCAATGTGGTACAGGTAAAGCATAAATAAATGCACGTTCACATACCGGTATATCATTTTGAAGTTCAATGTACTGGCTCCCAGGAAAAAGACCCATATATTTTTTACACTGTTGACCTATTCCACTTAAAAGAGATGGACCGATGAATAACATTTAGTATAAAGATAATCTTTCTTTTATATATATTACGCGATGGACTCTATCAGAAAACAAATTGAAGACGCACTTCAAAGATCAAAAATTCAAAAAGAAACCGTTTATGGTATTCTTAGACAAATAGTTGATGCAATCGAACCACCAGCTCCAGCTCCAGCTCCAGCGCCACCAGCTCCAGCTCCAGCTCCAGCGACACCAAAGAAGAAAGTTGTTAAACGTGTTGTTAAAAAGAAGGTTGTGGAATCGAAGGAGTAAATTTATTTTTTACAAATACAAACCCACCTATTACCATCGTTATGAACAGTATTAAGTAACGTAAAGGGTACTTTTTCTTTTTTTCTATTTCCATTTTTTCGATATCCTCCTTATCTGGAAGTTTTTTAACGTTTATGTTAAGATCATCTATCTTCCCGATAAGTTTATGTAACGCCTCGAGTATCTGAACTTCGCGGTTTACAGGTTTTTCCTTAACATCTATAGTTGTAACTTCGAGAACCATGTACCATTCTGCATCCGGTTGTAATGTAACATAATCCGTATCTTCTTGAAATTCATATAACTTAAAATGAAGTTTTTGTATAGATATCGGGTTAAATAAGTTTGTTTGTCTTGGGAATGCTTTCCATTGTTTATCCCTTATTATAGTATGTGCACCATGATTAAAATGTCTTTCGAGTGGTACGCGTGCTAAAATTTGTCCGTTACGTTCATCAAGTATTTGAGCACGTTTAGGTATATCTTCACATGTTATATCAATGTACTTTGCCACACTACTTATGTGAGTGTCAGAGTTTGGGGTATCCTGTCCAACCTGTGTCACGTAAAAATCAACTGGTTTTAGACCACATACTTGCGTCATATCTTCCAAGTGTAAATTTGATTCAAGTGTAAGATCTATACTGAATGTGTTATTAGAACCATTTACAAATTTTGAATCTACAATTATATATTGAACCTTTTTAGGTAACTCCTGGAGTGAAACCATCTTGTATTTAGTATATAAAAAAATAAATATAAATAACAGCAATAATGTTTTCGTTTTATTCGAGTGTGTGTAATTTATTATCACCTCGACAAAAACCTGAAATAAAAACACAAAAACCTCCATCTATAAAAATGTGTGAAAATGACTATATCATATCTAAAAATGAAGCGAATGAAATAATCATTTTAGAGGTTCCTAAGAAACCTAAGTTTACATACTTCTAATGAAATGTATAAAAAATGAAATGGACGACTACATTGCCTTACACACGTACGACTATAAACTCTCGTTTTGTCAAGCGACAAACGAACTCCCGGGTGACATGCAAAGACTCATATGGGAAAAACTTAATACGTACGAATCACGTGATCTCGTGTGTCCGGGAGCCCCTCAACGAGCCTCCGGAAATCCACGATTCTCAAAAGAGAGACTCAAAACTTTGGTTAACCGATGGAGAGAACAGTGGGGCGAACCTACTTCGTGAAAGTATGAATACACTTGCACGCGAACAAATGTGTTTAAATGATTACGAGCGTAGTGAATACGATTCATATTCACTCGTACTTTATAAATTACTTCTGGATGATCTTAAATACCAAAGACGTGAATTACAATATTCTAATATTTTCGGTGATAAATGGAGAAAAACACCCGTAAATACGAGTAATTTATTAAATATTCATAGACGTATATATGAAGTCGAGAAGAGTTGTAAAGATTTTATAAAAAAGGAACGCGCATTTAAGAAAAAGTATTTTCAAGATGAAAATTATATTATTAAAGGTATAGATATAGAGTAAATAAATTGTAATATGTTAAACATAATAAATCCGTACACAAAAACCATTAGAATATCATGTCCTACTAAACGTAAAGAAGGTATAGCTGAATACGAACAAGTCAAGGCTAAAATCAAAAAGTCTACTTTACAATACGGTGTAGCTATTTCGACGTATAACTTCATTTTTCATACACCCATTGACGGTGTATCTGCTACTTTAGGGACAATTGCATCGTGTATTTATGTAGACTCGTTGTCATCATACGTCGATAATATTGAAAGAATACCCGTTTTGAATAAACGATTATTGTTACCGACGTGTCTCGCACTAGCCGAATCAACTTGGAATTCTAATGATTTACCATTTGATTTTAATATGGGGGCAACTTTATTTGGGTTTTTGGCGTATAAAATGGCATTTTATCAAATTGTGGCCGAGGAAATATTGATGTACAGTGAAGACCTAAGTGATATAGACCAGCTGTAATAAGTATAATAAAAAATGTCTTCTCTCATTTACGAACTTACAAAACAATCTGTCAGTCTTGAAAGACTTGACAAACTTGACGGTGTTCTTTCGAGTTTTCGAAACGATCAATTTTCAACTGGTACACCTTCTCAAGTATATGGTGTTAAACCGAAACACAATTTTCCAATTGAGTGTAACCCCAAAGAACTTGATCATATTGCGTATGTTGGTATATCTGCATTCAACGATAAACTTCACTTAGTGGACTTTATGTATGAAGAGAAATACGAAGATGGTAGTCGAATGGGTATTATTGAACCATCATTACGGATGTTGTCAAAAGATAAATTGGGTACTATGATTGCTCCACGACACGTCCCGGAAGAATGGGTCGAATTCTGGATGAATTACTTTAAAAAAGAATTTAACTGTCAAAAAACTTTATTACAGTTTGTTGAAAAAAATAACCTTCACGGAAGTGTTGATTGGACGGAACTTTATAACTCGTTTCCTGAAAATATGGACTTAAAACTTAGCAACTAATGTGTAATATAATACGATGAGCCTTACTTACGAACTCCTTAAAAACTGTACCACGATTGTTGAACTTTTCGACGTC